TAGGAACCCCTATGGAAGTCTCTTGCATCTCGGCTAGGTCAGTAGACAAAGATGTTCTTTAGATGTTACTGCCGGGACTCAGCTACGCTTCGCCCTGTGGCGGATCGGAAAAAACATACATTCAAATCCTTAACCTAAAACCCAACAAAACAGATGATGACACTAATATGCAGCGGACTGGGATTCCTCATCGGAGTCGTAGTCGGAATCGTGATCCAAAGCGAAGATGGCCCTGACCGGGAGGACTTTGAGTGAATCACGCAGAAGAAGCCATCAGGCTGATCACCGGGGACAGGAACGAGAGCTACGGCACCCCGGATCAGGACTTCAGCGGCATCGCGGCGATGTGGACCGGACTCCTGAACACCCGGCTGACGAGCCCCATCACCGCAGAGGATGTTCCCCTGATGATGTGTGCCTTAAAGCTTAGGAGACAGGCACATAAGCCGAAGGACGACAATTTGATTGACGCGCACGGGTATCTCCTGTGCCTTCAATGGATGCAGACGGGGAAACGCCCCGTCGTAGGAAACCAAAACCAAACAGAGAAAGCAGCACACAATGAAGATTAAGAGACCAGCCCTATATAGCCCGGTGGCGATGGCCGCCTATTTCCTTGGACGGGCCGAAACGCATCGGCTGAACTCCCGATACGAAACTCGGGACCAATTCCGGCAGGGAGCCCGGGCGATGATGCGAGACAACGCCCTCCGAGCCGTTCATTACATCAAGCAGATTGGAGGTGCCGCGTGATCAACGAGCACGGCGATATGATCGCCATCACAGCCTACTACCGCCGCGAGGCGGAACTGAAGGCTCAGGTGGACGACCTCCAAAGGCAATTGGACAACGCTCGGACGGGCTGGCTCTGTGAGACTTGTGATGGACGGGCCTGCGAGGGCCAGCGGCAAAGCGAGTTGATGTTCGCTCAGAACGAGTCCCTGCGTGAAAAAATAGCGGACTGGGAGAATGCGGTAGCGCACGCATTGGATCATCGATCCGACGAGCAACATTGCTCGTGCGTTGCTCCACTAGTCGGGAAGGTGAAACAACTGGAGCGCGAAAACGCCGCGCTGCGGGCGGATAAGCAGCGGTTGGATTGGTTGCAGAACTCGAATTATTGGCCGCATCCACCGCTCGGGGAAGACATTCGCGCCGCCATCGACGCCGCACGAAAGGAGAAGCCGTGAGTGACCAAGAGCTTCATCTCCGGACAATAATTGAGCGGTTGGAGCGCGAGAACGCCGCGCTACAGAAACTCATCATCAAAGCGGGCTACATCATCACCAACTTCAATGGTGAGATGGCGCTTTGCCGCGATCCTTGGCATCAACAGAAGGAGGAGCAGCCGTGAGCTATCCAATGCATCCCAAAGCTCAGGAGATAGAGCGCCGCCTGATGCAAATGCAGATGGTCAAGGAGATCATCGCAGACCTACGCTGCGGATGGCGTGCGATTAAACGCCAGCGACGACGCATCGGACTAAAGCTCATCTGGGCGACTGAGGCCGAGCGAATCGCCATTGCTGATAAGCGGGGCGTGGATAGGAGGTTGGTTACGTGACTCCCTTAACAGCAAAAGCCCAGCTTGATGTCCTGCAATGCGGCAGACCGGCCAAAGTTAAAGCCGAGTTCGCCGCCAATCTAGAAACACAAATATATGCCCTCACAGCCTTCATCCGCGACCCCGAAGTCGTCCAACACCTCAGCGTGGCACAGATCGCCAAACTCGACGCTATCTTTACGGATTCGTTTTGAGAACGCTGTTCGCGCTGGAATGACCCTCAAGGAATTGAGGGCTGAGTTCCGGCAGATCGATCCGAAAACCGTATCCCATCGAATCACCACGATGGGCTATCAGCGTCATTATTTAACCAACGAAGAACATAAACACATCTTAGCTCGGAGAAAGATACAAAATGAAACTCCCGCACAATGAAGAGGCTGAGAGGATCGTCCTCTCAGTCGTAATGAACGAGGGTCCATCGGCCCTCCTAAAAGCTCTGGACTACAAAGTCACAGAGGCTTGGTTTTACAACCAGTTTGCCAAAGTGATCTGGAAGCAGGTCAACGAGGCCCACATCCGGGGGATTGGACTGGAGCCGCACATCATCTGCGCGGAGCTGAAGAAGACCGACCCAGAACTCAAGCGATGCGGAGGGCTGGCTAACTTCTCCGACATCTCAGGAGCCTCGCCTACGCCTCTAGCTTTCGTTTATAGCCTAGATGCCCTACGTGACCTGTATCAGGCCCGGGAACTGGCTGTGGTGGCTTCTGAGACCCAGCAAATGGCCCTAGCGGGCAAGCCACAGGTCGATGAGTTTGTGGCTAAGATCAGCAAAGTCTTAGCCATCCGAAATCAAACCGCTACGCAGGTGTCGCTCAAAGACGCTGCCTCACAGGTGATGGCAGACCTCGCCAAGCTGCTCTCCGGGGAGGCCGAGCAAACCGGTATGACTTGGCCTTGGCCTGATATGACCCGCGAGCTAGGTGCCGCGACTGGCGGGGAACTGATCGTCATCGCCGCTCGTCCCGGTGTGGGCAAATCGTCGATGGCCCGCGACATCTGCCGCCACTTCGCCACCAAGTACGGCGACACCCTGTTGTTCAGCCGCGAGATGCCGGTGAAGAAGGTCTGCAAAGGACTCGCTGGGATGATGTCGGGCGTCTCCGTCCGTGCCATTGAATCCCGGCAAGCCTCCCAGCACCAGATCAAGGCGTTTGAGAACGCCCTGAAGGACATTGAGACGAACTTATCGAAGCGTCTGCACATCTTCGACTCGGATCGGAACCCGTCCCAGATCGCCGCCCGCATTGAAGCGTGCAAAGCGTTTATGCAGGTGAAGGCTGTGGTCATCGACTACCTCCAGCTTTACGTGCCGCCGCACGGCAAAGGCGAGACTCGGGACATCGCGATTGGGCAAACGACGTTGGCGTTCAAAGACCTCGCCGTGTCGATGGGCATCCCAGTCATCCTGCTGGCTCAGGTGAGCCGGGAGGTGGAGAGAGAGAACCGCATTCCCCGCCTCTCAGACCTCCGAGAGTCCGGCAACATCGAGCAGGACGCTGACCGGGTGATTTTCATTCACTTGCCCACGGAGAACTCCGCGGGCGGGACGCAAACCCTCAATGACCAGACCGTCCAGAACCTAGAGGTGGAGATTGTCCAAGCCAAGGGCCGGGACAACGGCTGCGCCTCGATCCGAATGGTCTTCAACCGTCCAACCACCAAGTTCCAACAGATCGCACGATGAACGGCAAAGGAGATTCGCCAAGGAATAATCACTCGGAAGCCTTTCGTAGTGGCTGGGATATGGTTTTCGGAAAAGAAAAGGCTTCCCTTTCTGGGAACAATCCACCACAAGAGAAGCGAGATAAAGATGATAAAAATGAAACTCACACGAAACGACTACGAGACGCAGCTCGCTAAGGCTGCGCTAGTCATCAGCGGTTTTCTTAACCGCTTTGAAGAACCGACCTGCCAAGAGCAGGCTGAGGTTGTTGAGATGGCACTACTTTGGATGCAGGAAACCAACGAAATGATGGAGGATAGAAATGAAAACATCGGACAAAATTGACCTGATCTCTGCGGCCCTTCTGGTCGCTCAACGCGAAGTGGCTAATGCGTCTAAGGACGCCAAGAACCCCCACTTCAAGAACTCATACGCCAGCTTAGGCTCGGTGATTGAGGCCACTAAGGCCCCGCTGAACAAGGCTGGGATCGTAGTCCTCCAGACCCTTGGAGACGGCGGGGATCGGGTGCATCTGACCACCCGCCTGCTGCACACCTCCGGGCAATGGATCGAGGACACGGCTAGCTCCCCGCTTCCGAAGGCTGACCCGCAGGGAGTCGGCTCGGCGACGACCTATCTCCGTCGCTATGCCCTCGCTGCATTCTTGTGCATCACGCAAGAGGACGACGATGGCGAAGCTGCTCGCCCAGCCAACCCTGTCGTCAAAGCCTACGTTCCGAAGCCCGTCCAGAAGGACGATCCGTTCTGATTTCCGTTAGTAAACCTAAACCTAAAAAAACAATGATTAGCGTATCCATCAACGTCTCCAAGATCGACAAGGCTCATCTCTACGAGGGCAAGAACGGCAAGATTCTCAATCTCGTTCTGTGGGAAACTCCTGATAGTGAATATGGCTATGCCTATCGGGTAAATCAGGGTGTCT